AAACCCAACACCAGTACCACACATCAGAATATACATACATTCATCAAACGCACGGGGGCTATCAACAGGAATGTAGCTACAATTATAGCCACAGATATTGTCACGAGCAAGAGCCGGACCTGCTGTCATCATTGCTCTCATAGATGGCATGACATCAAGACTCAAAATACCTTCACGCAAATCGTCGGTTACCTTTTTGTCTAGCTTAACGCCGCACTTGCCCTGAATCTGGTTTTTCATGAAACCGACGTATCGATCCACAGTCTCGTCCCAGTTTTCACGGCGTTGTTCATCGTCTAGCCAACGTGCGTTTGATGAATGTATGTATATTCTGATGTGTGGTACTGGTGTTGGGTTTAGTGTGGAGAGAGAAAATGTGGATAGATTACCTGTTGTATCCGATAATTTTGGTCGTTCTGACATCGTTATTTCAGTAGCTGACAGTAAGCCGGGATGGGCAAAAGCTCTGCGTGAACTTATTGCTTTGCTATATGCTGGGCAGATTCCCACATGGGATGTGTCTGCTATACGGGGAGCAGGTTCACGTTTGAAAGTGATGGGGGGACGTGCAAGCGGACCACAGCCGTTGCTAGACCTATTTGATTTTACTGTCAGTATATTCAAGAAAGCTAAAGGGCGTCGGTTGTTTCCTATTGAATGCCACGACATCATGTGTAAGATAGGCGAGGTTGTAGTTGTAGGTGGCGTACGTCGTTCTGCACTGATTAGTTTATCTAACCTAAATGACGATCAGATGGCACACGCCAAGTCAGGCATGTGGTGGGAAAACGAAGGACAACGTGCGCTGGCAAACAATTCTGTAGCGTATAAAACAAAGCCTGAAATGGGTACGTTTATGCGTGAGTGGCTTGCCCTATATGACAGCAAGTCTGGTGAGCGTGGTATGTTTAACCGTGAGGCGGCAGACAAGCAAGTCGGTCGTAACGGACGCCGTGAACAAGGTCACATGTGGGGAACCAACCCGTGTTCTGAGATTATCTTGCGTGGCTATCAGTTCTGTAACTTGTCAGAGGTTGTGGTTCGTGAAGCCGACTCGTTGGATGATCTCAAACGCAAGGTTCGTCTTGCAACTATTTTGGGAACTTTACAATCTACCTTGACGGACTTTAAATATTTGAGGAAGATATGGAAGGACAACACAGAGGAAGAGCGTTTGTTAGGCGTATCCTTGACTGGTATCATGGATCATCCCGTGCTTTCAAAGAACGTAGACAGCAAGCGTTGGCTAGAAGAAATGCGTCAAACAGCCGTAGACACAAACAAGAAGTTTGCGAACATGCTTGGAATACCACAGAGTGCAGCAATCACCTGTGTAAAGCCATCGGGTACTGTATCTCAACTCGTGGACGCAGCTAGTGGTATTCACGCACGACACAACGATTACTACATCCGCACAGTTCGTGGTGACAACAAAGATCCCTTGACACAGTTCCTTATTGAGCAGGGACTGTACAACGAGCGTGACATGATGAAGCCTGATAGTGTTACTGTGTTCTCGTTTGCTATGAAGTCACCAGAGGGTGCAGTGACACGTACACAGATGACAGCTATTCAACAGCTAGAACTGTGGAAGACGTACGCAATTCACTGGTGCGAACACAAGCCTTCTATCACCGTTACGGTAAAAGAAAACGAGTGGATGGAAGTTGGTGCGTGGGTGTATGAAAACTTTGACGTGGCGTCAGGGGTATCATTCTTGCCTCACAGCGATCACACGTATCAACAAGCACCATATCAGGACATCGAACCAGATGAATATCTAGAATGGCGCGAACAATACAAGGATGTTGTTATCGACTGGAACAAGTTGACAGAGTTTGAAAAAGAGGATAACACCAGTGGTTCTCGTGAGTTAGCTTGTACGGCTGGGGTGTGTGAAGTAGTGGATTTAAATGCAGCATGATTATGCCTAATCGCTTCGACCCAAATCCGTACACAGGAAAGCCTATGTACTACAAGGATAATCCTGATGCCGTAAAGCGTCGGGACTCTTTGCGGATGTATGTAAATGGTAAAGAAATATCTAAGAAAAGCCCTTTACATAAACCGGGAAAGTACAAGTCCTTAGATGATGCTTGGTCGCATAGCGAGATCGAAAAGACATCTGAAGGGGAAGTGTACTTGATTATGAACCCAGCGTGGCCTGAGTGGATAAAGGTCGGTAAGGCGGCAATTGCAACCGACAGGTTATCCAACTACCAAACATCTTCACCATTTCGGGACTACATCATAGTTAAATCTGTAAAGACAGAGGACAGACATGCTACCGAAACCGACCTGTTAAATAAGTTTGAGGCTGAATCTGTCGAGCGTCGTGGCGAATGGTTTAAGATAAATAAGGAGAAAGCAATTGAACTGCTGGCATTGTAAACACGAGTTGGTATGGGGTGCAGACCATGACATCGCTGAAGAAGACGAAGAATACTGCATGGAAACAAATTTGACTTGCCCTAGCTGTGGTTCGTTTGTTATGGTCTTCCTACCGAAAGAGGGTATCTATGATCCAAGTAAAAATAACACCTGAGATTATTCGTCGCGCCAAAAAGAAAGCCGCCTCTGTAGGGGTACTACAGGGCAGCATAACAGGGAGTCTATCTAATGTAGTCGGTGCTATCGGAGAGATTATTGTACAGGATTACACTGGTGGTATCGAAGCCAACAGCAAAGACTTTGACTTGATGGTAGGAAACCGACGTGTTGACGTAAAGACTAAACGGTGCAACACAACCCCGTCGCCTAACTACGATTGTTCTGTGGCGGCACATGGTACGAAGCAGGACTGTGATAGCTATGTCTTTGTCCGCATCCTTACCGACCATAGTAAGGCGTGGATACTTGGGGAAATAGCTAAAGCAGACTATTACAAGAAGGCAATCAAATATCAGGTGGGCGACGTTGATCCTGCCAACGGCTTTGTTTTCAAAGCTGACTGTTACAACCTAGCAATACAAGAACTAGAGACTGTCAATGGCAAAGAAGCAGCATAAGGCTAACCTGTTCCAATTTACGGCGTATTTGAATCAGGACGGAAACGTAGAACTGGTATGGGACGGTATACCGCCTGATCAATTTGAAGCCACAATGAACAAAGGGATGCCAGAGTATGAAGGTGCACACTCAATAGCATCCCTGTTAAGATACCTAAGATCGATGGGCGATGAAATGATGGAGAAATCCCGCACCTATATCTAAGGTTATTTCTTTTTCTTTTTGTGTTCCTTAATTATTTCGAATCGTGCATTCAAGAACGAACCCCGATGACGCTTATAACCGTCTTTGGGGTTTTTCATTAGGACAAACTCTTTGCCCTGCTTCATCCAGTGATAGCCCTCTGGGGCACGAACAACTTTTCTAGCCACGCTTCTTAGCCTTTCCCCCGTACATCATATACCCCATCTTATTTCGTACAGGTTTTGGTAGTTTACCTAGACCTTTGTTATCTTCAGGTACAGGCTTCAGGCTTGCCTTGCCACCCTCTGCCATGTTCATTGCCATACCCATAGGTTGCATCTGGGTCGGTTTCTGTTTCTGTGGTTGCATCATCGGGGCAGACTGCATCATGCCGCCCATCTGTGCCTTCTTGCGAGGCTTAGTTGCCTTGCCGCCATACATCATGGGTTTGCGACGGGCTGCACCGCCATACATCATACCCTTACGTGGGCCGTTATTGTACTGTTTCATCATTATTCTCCTCAGTAATACCGTAGCGTTCTTGCACAGATGGGATCTTAACCGCCCCTTCTGCTGCTCCTCGTGCAAGATAGTTTTGTACACGTAAGCTAAATGTTTTAATGTCCAACTCAGTCAAGCGTTCTGGGTTGGTTAGAACGTTTGCCATGAACTCTGCGGCTTGTCTGTCGCTAAGAGCCAAGTTGATTAGGTTCTGTTTGTTTTCCAGCATCATGCGGGTGGCTGCTTCAGTACCAACATACAGTGGGCTGACCATTCCCCGTGCAATGTTAAAGACGCGGGAGAATACAGAGTCGAGGGACATGCCCTTCGTTGCCCGACCTGCACGGAAGTCTAGGGCATCTCCCATGCTATAGCTAGACCAACGAGCGATACGCCGAAGCTGATCTACGTGATCTGCGCCTAACACTGCTTCCATAACTGCAGCCCGTCTAGGATCAGATACGTCATCAATAAACGTATTGATCTTTGTTACGTCACCACGCAACCGACCCGACGGGGCATCTAAGCCTGTCTGCACACCCCCGCGTTCAAAGATACCACGCAGGTACATGTACTTCATGCTTGTGCGTACTTGATCTTCTGTCAGCTTTCCGCCACTCTGTGCTACAAATTCAGCTATAGTATTGTTGTAGCTTTCCGGGGTGGCATTTTCAAAGAACTCTGAATAAAAGGCTTTGGGGTTGTTTATTAGCTTTGTGTTTTGCGAAAGCTGACCAATCGTTTCGTTGATTGCATCCAACTCTTTCTTTTGTGCAATACCAAGTACACCAGAGGTTACGTCTACCCGCTTACGAATAGCTTCGTATTCGACTTGTGCAT